AGTAAAAGATACTTCAGTTGTCTTTGTTCCAAATAACAACGGAAGATTTTTAATATCTTGGATACCCTCTTCTAATATACAAAATAGTGTTATAATAAAAAATGGTATTAAATATCCAGGTAATGAACATATAGGAGCTTTTGGATTAGATAGTTATGATATTAGTGGAACAGTTGATGGTAAAGGATCTAATGGATCATTACACGGATTAACAAAGTTTAGTATGGAAGATGCTCCACCTAATCATTTTTTTTTAGAATATATAGCTAGACCACAAACAGCTGAAATATTTTTTGAAGAAATATTAATGGCTTTAGTTTTTTATGGTATGCCAATACTTGCCGAAAATAACAAACCTAGATTTTTATATTATTTAAAAAGAAGAGGTTATAGAGGTTTTAGTATGAATAGACCTGATAAAATATGGAATAAACTTTCTACAACTGAAAAAGAAATAGGTGGTATGCCTAATTCAAGCGAGGATATTAAACAAGCACATGCTGCTGCTGTAGAAAGTTACATAGAATCTTACGTAGGTCAAAACAATAATGAATATGGAGATATGTATTTTCAGAAAACTTTAGAAGACTGGGCAAAGTTTAATATAAATAACAGAACAAAGCATGATGCAACAATAAGCTCTGGATTAGCTATAATGGCTTGTAATAGGAACTTATATAAACCAGTTGCAGATAGAAAAATAAAAAATATTAATTTAGGTATTAAAAGATACAATAACGAAGGAATTTTTTCACAAATAATTAAATAAATGGTAGTAACTGATAGCAATAGTATTTTTCCAGATCAAGTTGTTCCTGACGAAGTAAAGTCAAGTTATGATTATGGCATGCAAGTTGGCAAAGCTATAGAAGGTGAATGGTTTAGTGGAACTAGAACAGGCATGGGAAATAGATATTCTACTAATTTTAATAATTTTAGAAATTTACGACTTTATGCTAGAGGTGAGCAAGCTGTTCAAAAATACAAAGACGAACTAGCTATAAACGGTGATTTATCTTATTTAAACTTAGACTGGAAACCAGTACCTGTGATACCTAAGTTTGTAGACATAGTTGTAAACGGTATGTCTGAAAAGCTATATGAAATAAAAGCTTATGCTCAAGACCCTGAGTCTTTAAAAGCAAGAACAGAATATGCTAACAAAATATTAAGAGATATAGAAACTCAAGAGTATTTAAATAATGTTCAACAAGTTTTAGGATTAAATTTATATTCTACAGAAAGTCCTGAAGATTTACCTCAAAATCAAGAAGAGCTTGAACTTCACATGCAGTTAGATTACAAGCAATCGGTTGAAATAGCAGAAGAAGAATTAATAAATAACACTTTAGATAGGAATAGATATGAGCTAACTAGAAGAAGAGTTAATGAAGATTTAGTTATATTAGGTATTGGGTGTAGTAAAACAAGTTTTAATAAAGCTGAAGGCATAACTGTTGATTATGTAGATCCTGCAAGATTGGTTTATTCTTACACTGAAGATCCAAATTTTGAAGATATATGGTATGTGGGAGAAGTAAAAAGAATTAGTTTATCTGATTTAAAAATGCAATATCCTGATTTAACACCAGACGAGTTAGAGCGTATAGAAAAATATCCTGGAAATAGCGATTACATTTATAACTTTCAAGGAAGAGATGACAACAATAGTGTTTATGTACTATATTTTGAATATAAAACTTATTCAGATCAAGTATTTAAAATAAAAGAAACTGCTAATGGACTAGAAAAAGCTTTAGAAAAGCCAGATACATTTAATCCTCCAAAAAATGATAACTTTAATAGAGTTTCTAGATCTATAGAAGTTTTATATTCTGGAGCTAAAATACTAGGACATGAAATGTTGTTAGAGTGGGAGCTTGCTAAAAACATGACAAGACCAACTTCTAATTTGGTAAAAGTAAATATGAATTATAACATATGTGCACCTCGTATGTATAAAGGTCGTATTGAAAGTTTAGTAAGCAGAGTAACTGGATTTGCAGATATGATTCAATTAACTCATTTAAAGTTGCAACAAGTAATGTCTAGAGTTGTTCCAGATGGTGTATTTTTAGATGCAGATGGATTAGCAGAAGTAGATCTTGGTAATGGTACTAGTTATAATCCTCAAGAAGCTTTGAATATGTATTTTCAAACAGGTAGTATTATAGGTAGATCAATGACTCAAGATGGTGGTGCTAACCCTGGAAAAGTGCCTATACAAGAACTTTCTAGTTCCAATGGTATGGGTAAAATACAAGGCTTAATACAAACTTATGAGTATTATCTAAAAATGATTAGAGACGTGACCGGATTAAACGAAGCAAGAGATGGTAGTACTCCATCAAGTGACTCTTTAGTAGGTTTACAAAAATTAGCTATAGCTAACTCTAATACAGCTACTAGGCACGTAGTTCAAGCTAGTTTATATTTAACATTGAGAACATGTGAAAACATAGCTCTTAGAGTAGGTGATTGTTTAGAATTTGACTTAACTAGAGAAGCTTTAAAAGCTAGTATAAGTTCATATAATGTTGGAACTTTAGAAGATATATATAGTTTACAACTATATGATTTTGGAGTGTTTTTAGAATTAGTTCCTGACGAAGAAGAAAAAGCACAGTTAGAGCAAAATATACAAGTGGCTTTACAAGGTGGTCAAATTTATCTTGAAGATGCAATTGATATTAGACAAGTTAATAATTTAAAGCTTGCGAATCAATTATTAAAACAAAGAAGAAAACAAAAACAAAAACAAGATCAAGAAGCTCAACAAGCTAATATAGCTGCTCAAGGACAAGCTCAAGCAGAAACTGCAGAAAGAACAGCTATGGCAGAAGTACAGAAACAAGAGGCTTTAGCTCAAACCACTTTGTCAATTGAACAGGGTAAATCTCAATTTGAAATACAACGTATGGAAAGAGAGGCTGAAATTAAAAGACAATTAATGCAAATTGAATTTGATTTTAACATACAGTTAACTAAAGCTAAAGGTGAAGCTGAAAGAAATAAAGAAACTTTTATTGAAGACCGAAAAGATAAACGAGCTAAACTTATAGGTACTCAACAAAGCCAAATGATAGATCAAAAGAAAAATGATTTATTACCAACAAACTTTGAGTCCGCAGGTAATGACAACCTTGGTGGATTTGGATTAGAGCAATTTGCTCCACAATAATTTTTTATTAACTATTATATTATATTATGTCAAAAAATAAACAAGTAGACCTGCCTGTAGATGAAAAAAAGGAAGGTTTAAAATTAAAGAAAAAACCAGGTAGACCTAGAAAAATAGGCGAAAAAACACCTGAAGTAGTAAAATTAGATTTATCTAAAAAAGAAGAAGATGCCGTTCAAGAGCCAGAAACAACGAAAGTTGTGTTACAGTCTGATGAGAAGAAAGAAGAACAAGTCGTGGAATTGCAAGAAGTGGGAAAAACACACGAAGAAGAAAAACCTTCCGAAGAGAGTTTAACACCTATTTCTGAAATAGTAGAAGAAGAAGTAAAAGAAGAAACAAAAGAAGTAACACAAGAATTAGAAGAAGCAGTACAACAACAAGTTGAAACAGGTAAGAAATTACCAGAAAATATAGAAAAACTTGTTAGCTTTATGGAAGAAACAGGTGGAACTGTTGAAGATTATGTAAGGCTAAATGCTGATTATTCAAATGTAGATGAAGACGTTTTACTAAGAGAATATTACAAACAAACTAAACCACATCTTAACCGAGAAGAAGTTGATTTTATATTAGATGATAACTTTTCCTGGGACGAAGAAGTGGATGAAGAGCGAGCTATTAAAAAGAAAAAGCTTGCTTACAAAGAAGAAATTGCTGAAGCACGTAAGTTTCTAGAGCAAACAAAGAGTAAATATTACGACGAAATCAAGTTGAGACCCGGCGTTACTCAAGAGCAACAGAAAGCTATGGACTTCTTCAATAGGTATAACAAAGACCAAGAAATAGCTACAAAACAACATTCAGAGTTTGAAAAAGCTACCAATAAAATGTTTTCTAATGAATTTAAAGGTTTTGAATTTAATTTAGGTGAAAAACGTTTTAGATATGGAGTTTCTAATCCTCAGGAAGTTGCTAAAAGCCAATCAAATTTATCTCATTTTGTTAAGAAGTTCTTAAACCAAGATGGAAGTGTAAAAGATCACGTTGGTTATCATAAAGCTATTTATGCAGCTGAAAATGCAGATACTATAGCAAATCATTTTTATGAGCAAGGCAAAGCCGATGCTGTTAAAGATATAAATGCTAAATCTAAAAACATAGATATAACCGCTAGGACGCCTGCGTCTGAAGGTGATATAATGCTAGGTGGATTTAAAGTAAAAGCAATTTCAGGTGTTGATAGTTCTAAGTTAAAAATACAACGAAAAATAAAAACAAATAAATAAAAAATAAAATGAGTGGTTTATCTGGAGGGGCTTTTCCAGCCTCGATAGTTCCAATGCCGAAAAAGCAAGTTGTTCAAGACAATTTTATTGACTTTCACGACGCTAACTTTTCGACTTGGACTCAACAATACTTACCTGAGCTTTATGAGCAGGAAGTAGAAATATACGGCAACAGGACGTTAGCCGGATTTTTAAGAATGGTAGGCGCTGAAATGCCTATGACATCAGACCAAGTTATTTGGACTGAACAAAATAGATTACATGTAGCTTATGACAATTGTGCTGTAGCTCTTGGTGGTCATAATTTTCCAAACTTTAGAGTAACTATTACTAAAGGTAACAATCCTGCTACCTCAGGTATTAGAGTTGGTAATACAATTTTAATTTCTGATGCTACTGGATTAGTAACACTTAAAGCTTTAGTTGTTTCTAATACGGATAATAACACTACTGATGGTTATACATTAAAGTGTCATGCTTATGAAGGAGCTGCTTTATCTGCTTCTTTAACTGGAAGTCAGTGTAGCTTATTTGTGTATGGTTCTGAATTTCCAAAAGGAAGTGACGGAATGAAGCAAGCTATTACTCCTGTTCCTACAACTTATGAGAACAAACCAATTATCATGAAAGATAATTTTGAGATAAGTGGTTCTGATACTGCTCAAATTGGTTGGATAGAAGTTGCTACCGAAGCAGGTACTTCAGGGTACATGTGGTACTTAAAAGCTGAATCTGAAACTAGATTAAGATTTGATGATTACTTAGAGATGGCAATGGTTGAAAGTGAAATTAATGCTAACGCTGCAAATTTCCCTGCTGCTTTTTCTCCTGGTAGTACACAAGCTATAA